TGTCCTTAAGAACCAGCGAGTGTATGATAGTTGCCTTGTCTACGAAATCGTCGCTCTCCAGATCGAAGATGTATGACGGCAATCAGCTGACCTTTCGCACAACGTAGTCAGGGGAGGTATCGTTAGCGAGGTAGTACCTAGTGTACTCCTGTCCAGTAGTCGGATGACGCTTCTTGACACCGTGAATGTTATAGCCGAGTTCCCTAAGGTCACTCAGGCGGCGATGGAAAGACTGGATGCTATAATCGAGGTAAGCTTCACGCTGGGTGATGCTACCGGCCTTACGCATGTGCTTCAGGATCAAATCAGTCTGAGTCATCTTATTTCCCTTCTTCCAACCTGTGGATTCAAGCAGCGCAGCCGCTCGTGTGTAGTGTTCAGCGAAAGGCACAGCCCACAGGTGTCTGTGGGACAGAATGTAGAACCTTTCAGCGGCCTCGAAGATCATGTCGGGTGTACCCATTAGGGTATTAGAACTCACCTTCTTCGTCCTCCTCTACTGAGAAGTCACCCTCGGTAAGTCGGCCTGTAGTCTTGTCGTAGTGAAGACACGTAGCCACACCAGTCTCACCAGTGAACCTGTTCTTCAGAACCCTGATACAGGTCTGGTCTTTGTTCTCGGGGTCCTGCTGGTTACGCTCAAGACCGAATACCATGTCAGACAACTGAGCAATCGCAGCTGAACCACGTAGCTGTGCAAGAGTAGTCTTAGCACCTTCTTCGTGTCCCTTTCCTTCAGGACGCTTCAAGTGAGACACAAGGATAAGACCGATCTTGGTCTCCTCAACGAGAGACCTTAGCTTGGTCATCGCTACGTCGATTGCGCGTCTCTCATCACCGATTGAATCGTCACCTGAGACAACAATTGACAAATGATCCAGCACCACCCACTGGACGCCCAGGCCACTTGCCATGTAACGGATACGGTCGAGAAGATGGTCAGAGTTAATGCTACCGAAGTGATCGTAGAGATAAAGGTTACTAGTACCAACCATGCGATTAAACGCATCACGAAGGTCTTGTTCATCTACACCCTCCATACTGATCTTGATGGGTTTATTCAGTTCGATACCTACAAGGGCACGAAGGGTAATCTTCACACTCTCTTCGAGGGCGATGTACCCAACCTTCTGTCCCTGTGTCAGGAGCCAATGAGCAAGCTCACGGCAAGCAGTAGACTTACCAATGCCAGAGCCAGCCGTAAGGCAGACCAGTTCACCTCGGCGGATACCGTGCGTAATCCCTTGTAGTCCCTGCCAGGGGTAGGGGATGGCGTCACCTTCATCTTCGTTCACCATTACGTCATAGAGGTCAGCAGCGCAGACGATCCCATCAGGGCGGAACTCTTTGGCCCCCCAGATGGCTTCGATCACTTCAGCACCACGCCCAGCCTGAAGCATATCGCTGGCATCCTTCAGGGGAAGGTGAGCGACATAGGCTTTCCCAGGGGGAAGAAGCTTCACGCACTCCTCAGATGCAGCCTTTCCAGGCTCATCGTTGTCGAACATGAAGATGATCTTTTCGAATTTGTTGAGCCACTCAAGCGAACGTCGGATTGCCTTAGCAGCACCCTGTGCACCGTTAGGTACGGACACGACCGGCCACTTGTTCCCTTGCAGCTGTGACACAGACAGCGCATCGATCTCACCCTCGGTGATGACAACCATCTTGCCGCCGTCACGCCAGAGCCACTGGCCGTACAGGCCGCACTCTTTGACATCACCAAGGAAGATGAAGTCCTTATTAGGGAAGCGGATCTTCTGACCGACAGGGCGACGGTTCTCATCGAAGTAGGTGGCAACCTGAACAGGTTTGCCGTTGTAGATGTTCTTCGAGTAGCCCCACTTGCGGCAGGTCTCCTCGGTTAGCTTACGCTTGACAAGGGCTTCGTAGGTGCCCTCGGTAAGCAGAGGTTTCGTCTGTTTAGCTGGAGTTGTTTCCAAATGATCAGCATCTCCTCTTTCTCTATAGCCACAGCCGAAGCACCACGCGTGTCCATCGGAGTAGCGTGCAAGGTTGTTACGGGAACCACAGGAGGGACAGGGTTCCTTATGAAGGAAGGAAGAGTCTTCACGCTGTAGCATAGTCTACGCAAGCGTAAGGACCGTAGTAATCGTAAGCTGCTTTGGCGTAGGCTTCACGGGCATCTTCGATGTTGGAATAGACACCAAGATGGGTTTCTACTCCATTTATTCTTATACGTGCACGCCATTTACCAGCTGGTTTACTCCACGATACACCTTTAGCTCCTGAAGTGTTCCTAGAGTTGCGTGTCATATTACGCATGTTTTGACATTGAGTAGCAGTGCGTAGGTTTTCCCACCTATTGTTTAGTGGGTCACCGTCTTTGTGATCTATGCATTCAGAAGGCAGCGAGCCTGTAACAAGCAACCAGATTACACGGTGAGCCCTATAAACAGTACCATCTATTCCAACTTCTAGGCGACAGTACGGGAGAGTACCGCCTGACTTACTAGCTGCTATACTTCCCGCCTCATCACCAGCTTTAACGCGTCTCCTATCAACCCTCCAGAACAACTTACCACTCTCAGGGTCATACCTCAGAAGCTCATTAGCTCTCTCGAACGTCGGATACGGCATTCAACCACTCCGTAGGGATCTGCTTGTCAGCCCAAAGAAACCCCTTACTCTCACACCACTTGGCGTAAGTAGTCTTAGAGGTTTTACTAATGCGCTGATGTGCGTTGGAAAAGACAAACCTGATATCCTTTTCAGGATGCTGATCCTTGATAAGCAGATGCTTCTGCCGATCCTCGGTCAGGAAGCGCCCCTTACCTTCAACGATCACACCATTAGGGAGGATGAAGTCAGGCGTGTACTTAGCTTCACGGGCAGGTTTGAGATACGTGATCTTCAGAGATTCGTAGGAGTAGGGCACCCCTCGTCGCTCAAGCGACTCAGCAATAGCCCTCTCCAAACCTGACCGGAACGTGAGTTCCTTAGAAGTCTTCATCAGCATCACTCTCGACACCCTCAGAGGTATCGAAAGGAACATCGTCAGCTTCCTCAGCGGTGAAGCCATCCTCGGCCTCGAAGCCCATGGAGGACGCATCAGCGCCACCACCAGTACCTTCGACCAGCTTGAGGATCTGAACACCCAAAGGCTGAAGCGACACACCCTTAGTGGCCCCATTGCTCCAGCAGTAAACCTCGCACGAGACCTTCATCTCAGTGCCACCCCAGATCGACTTGATGCCGGTCAGTGGGTTGAGCTTTGCGTCGAACAGGCGCGGACGGCGGTCCCAGACCTCACCATCCTTGCGCAGCTTGTTCTTGACGCGAATCTTCAGGATGACGTTGCCAGTGGCGTTGCCATCGTCGTCTCGCTCAACAGCATACAGGGCGTTCTTATTACCGCTCTCAGGGTTCTTGGGATGCGCCTTACCGATGTGGTTGCGGTACACATCCTCAATCTTCTTGATGAACCCCTGCGCTTCCTGAACAGGAACACGGAGATCGCACTTATACTGACCAAGCTCATCAAACTTGGTATCAGGACGGATCAGGGCGGGGAACACAGCGATGCCCTTAGGGGTCGTCAAAGTAATCTTATCAGCCATTAGTCTTCTTCCTCACAGGGATTGTCTTCGATAATCTTTCCGGCAGCCACAAGGGCTGTAAGGTAGTCAAGCGGAGGAACATCACCATGCGCGGTCATCCATGCACAGTAGTCATCCATGTCAGTGGAGCCGTCACTGTCCAGCAGCAGGCTTTTTACTCTTCCCATCGGGCTTGTCCTTAGACTGTTCAACCTTGCTGCTGCACTCTTGGCACTTATCAACGTCGAACATAGCGACGAAGATTTGACCGCAGTCTGTGCAGCTCTTAGGCGTGAATTGCTTACTCATGTAAGAGTTACCTTAGCGTAAGAGTTAAGAGAAAAAGAACTGGCTGTCCATCACAGCAGAGATGTCCAGCGTTCCCATCTCAGGAAGGGGAGGTATCTGATCGTGCATCTCCTCAGGGATGGTCTTCTTGGCGAAGATCAGGAACTCTGCGAGGACATCACGATCCTCGTAGATATCGATGAACGCCTTACGGATGCACCAGTTGAACTTGGGGAGCTTACAAGCATGTGTACCGAACGAGTCATGCACAGCTGCGTAATGCTCGATACCAGTATCTAAGGCGTAGTTGATGGTTGCCATCATGTGCGCTGCATCCAGGGAGTGAACGAAGGACGGGGCAACAGAGGAAGCCATCTGACGGGGATCAAGTTTGTCGGTCTCTTCGACAAGACTGGGACGAATCACTTTACCGTCGAAATACGTATCAACCTGTCGTGACTTCAGGTTCCACTTAGCTTGATGCACAGGGAAGTTCAGGGGAGTATCCCAGACAACCTTATCAGCCCCAGGGACCCTAGCAACCAGAGACGCCACAGTGCCTAACCAGTTCATGGCACCAACCGCTGCAATCACAGTGGTCTCAATGGCAGCCCAGATCTTCTTAGCTCCGTACACTGTGAAGTCGTTGAGCTTACCGTCAGGCCAGGGATGCAAAGCACCCTTCTCCAGCTTCTCGACAACTGCGTCAGCAGTGTAGTTCATGCAGCTGTGGAACGTACCGGCATACGGGACTACCATGACCGAACGCTTGGTGATCGACCGATCCAGGCCAAAGCTCAACCAAGCCTTAGCCAGAGCGTCAAACTCACCGCCAAGATCGTTGGTGATGGCAACAGTAGCCTTCTCAGCCACACGACCATAGATGTCCTGGCGGGGAAGCCCAGGGACCATGTTGACATAACGGCCACCCTCAGCATCCCTGAGCATCGCTGAGAAGTGCTGTAAGCCCGAACAGGTGGCATCTACATCGATGTGTAGATGTGACACATGCTCCAACCCATCCTTGTCGTATCCATCCCATTCGAAGCAGAAGGCTAGAAACTGGAATGGATTATCAGCCTTAGCCCATCGGAGGTCACCAAGGGGATCGGCGGCACATGATAGTACCATCTCCTCATTGGTCTTGACCCAATCGACACGCTCCTGCAAGGCAGCCTTATCGAAACCCCACGAGTTAGCCCCGTGGATGGCAAGCCAGCACACAGCGTCGTTATCGCCCAGCTGCTTACCAACAGAGAACTCTAGGATACCCTTAGCGTAGTCAGGACCCTGTGGGTTCATCACAGCTGGCTTAGGGTACGCACGACCACGGCTATCCAGATCGTGAGGGAAGTAGAACGCATCATACTTGGAGAACATCGTTCCCAGCTGAATGCAGCGTTCTACCTGAATGCGCTTGGCTAGGTCCCTACGGTTCTTGTCATGGGTGATGTAGCAAGCCTTACGGTACTCCTGAGAAGCCTCTGAGGTCCTATCGTCAGGATCAAGCCCAGGAGGCACAGGAGGGATGGGAACCAAGCTGCTGTTAGGGAGACCAGCCATTGCCCTATCGAGCCTGTAGACGTGCTCTAACGCAGCCAGGACACGCTTGTTAACGCGCCAGGGGGTCTCCTGTAGGGCATTAACCGCTCTAAGGACTGAGGAGATCAGTTCACCATCCAAGTCCTTCCTGTAGGCTTTCTTAGCGCCCTTCACAAGGGGGTAGGGAGTGACATGCTCAGTGTGGTAGCCGCCCCTAGAGAGCGTGCCATGTGCCCACGGTACAGGAGGGATTACGCAAGGCAGGTAGGTTGTGACAAGAGCCTCGTGACCACGCAGTCTGGTGAAGACAGCCTCTAGGAGGCTTGGGGACGGTTGGATGATATCAGTGACGCGCTTCCCGTTACGTACAGTAACCACCTGGATATCACCACCAGACACACCAACAAAGAGTTCTATGAGCTTAGACCCTACATGGAGCATGGTCTGCTTATCCCAAGCACTCCAATCAATCTGAAGGTCGTTGAACTTACGCTGGACTAGCTCCTTACGCTTGTTCCTGGGAAGCTCACGTACCTCAAAGTCTGACCACATAGTACGGGCAAGGCGCCTCCAGTCCTTATGGAAGTACCTGATACGTAACTCATCGTGGATCAATCCTGCACCGTAAATAGCAAGACCGACAAAGGTGCAGGGTTTGCCTTGATACAGGGTAGGAACCTTATTGAAGATAGCCTTGAGAAACAGGAAGGCTACCACTTCAGGTTCTAATTCAGATATGGCAATAGCAGCTGTATTCCTTCTTCCAATACGTCCGCTTAACGCTTCTCTAGTAAACACGGAGATAGCGTTAGCAAAAGGGAGAAGGTAACCCTTAGTTAATTGAACCATAGGTAATGTACTAGATAGATCACCTCTTTGGTTAGCCTTATCGTTAGACCGATGGAACCTAGAGACACCTAAGCCTCTCATTTGTTCCTCTAAGCATCTCTGTTCCTTAACCATATCCATTATATCACCTCCTTAGTCGCTACGGGGTGTGGAGTACTAGAGGAAAACTGTGCCTACGATTGCCAATCATTTCCGCTACCGTAAGCATCTCTAGAAACAAAAAACCCAAGCTAGAAGCCGCGTCCAGCCTGGGTTTCCTGTAGGAATTACGGTTCAGTAGGGGTTTGAGGAATGAACGATGATCATAACTGTGCCGCTAACCAGTTGAGATACCTAAGGTATTTTTTAGGTTACGGCACAGTGTGACTAGCCTGTGTCGTCGTTTGGCACACATTTGGCACACGACACTACGATATAGCAACCAGCTTAGGGCTACCTTCAAGAGCTGACATAGCTACCTCAAGATCATCCACAGCAAGGTGGGCATAGCGCATTGTCATTGTGATGTTAGCGTGTCCCATCCACTCCTTCACCCTTCTTATATCTACCCCACGCTGAACCAAGCGTGAAGCACAAGTGTGTCGGAGGCAGTAGGGTACGAAGTTAGGGTCGTCAGAGAAGCCCAGCAGGTTCCTCGCACGTTCCCATGTACGTTCAAACGACTTATAGGCTATCTCGCTGAAGGGTTTAGCCCAGCCTTCGCTCTTGGTGTAAGCAAGAGAGTCCTTGGCCTGGGCGGTCAGCGGAATCGTTCTGGGTACGTCTGTCTTGGTCTTCCAGAAGGTGACCTTACCGTTGACCACATCACGCCATTCGATGGCTAAGGCTTCCCCAGGGCGGCACCCTGTGTACAGCAGGAACCTCACGTAAGCCACGTAGTCATCTCGTCCCCATCGGGACAGCAGGGTTAGCAATGCGGTCTCCTCAGTGTCTGTGAGGAAACGAATGCGCCCCTGTCCTTCCTTCTGGCGGGGGATGCTAGGTGCCTTTTGGATGTAGTCACACTTGACAGCGTGATTAAGGAGAACAGATAACGCTGAGAGCTTACGATTGATCGTGCTGTTTGCGTTACCGTTCTTCTTTAAGATATCTACCCATCGCTGTACTGATGGAGTGTCGATTGATGATAGTAGGCTTGCCCTACCGAAGTAATCCAACGCTTCGTTGATGTGAGACTTGTTCATCTTCTCATTAGCTGTTCCACCCCATAGGGAAGTGAAGCAGTCGTTGACGAAGCTGTTGAACGATAGACCACCAGATATACCTTGGACTGATGGGGCAGACATGCCTCGCTCATCTGCGAGACGGGCAGCTGCTTCCCAAGCTTCAGCCTCAGCTTTGGTCTTAAAGGCAGGACGTAAGCGGCGACCATTGACAACTGCATCGCCCTGCCAAGAGCTACCACGTTGTCGAGCCATTAGGTTACTCCTTGAGTTTACTAATGAACAACTCACCTTTTTTAGTGAGCTTCAATAGTCGGTAGCGCCTATCGTCTGGATCTGGATCATTGGTCAAGAAATTAAAGACAGCCTTTCCGCTATCTCCTACATCCTTGTACTGTGTCCAGTACTTAACATTCCTACTCACTGCTGCCCCGCTAAGGGTGGAGAACTTGGTGCGCTCCAACGTGTTCTGTTGAATTGACACCGAGTTCTCCTCCTGATGCTGCGCGGCATACAGAAGAACCAGGGCGGTGGAGACCTGCATAGCAGGGTCCAGTTCGTATAACCGCTCTAGTCCTTTGATAACGTCACGAAGCTGCACAGGCATTGGTGTCTACCTCCTCCCTGATACCAGCCAGCAGACCATCTACCGGGTGGATCGTGCCGGTGAGTTCCTCATGTAAGCAGAGGAGTTCCACCAGTTCGTCGTAGCCAGTACGCTTGTCCACGGTATGCCTTACGGAAGGGTCAAGCTTACCAGCCAGCAACCAGATAGCATTCGTGATGACTTGCGTCAACGTATTGGTTTCGATGTGAGCAAAGGCCATTTACCAGAACCTCCTTAGAGGAATGTTTCCCCAGACTGTATGACCTGTGTCCCATGTAGTCAAGATGTTCTCTTAACGTACTGGCCGATGAGACGTTAGATCCCCCTGGGCATGAGGTATACGCCGGTTTTTTGTGGGACGCAATGCCCTGTTTACAAAGGTGAGATAGGGTGTAAAATAAGTCTCACAGACGGTGTGGGAAGGTTAGTTAGTAGAGGCTATTCCTCCACGATGCGCTTGACGATGGGTGACCTGACCAATCTCCGGGCGGTCATCCAGTCTTCATGGGCTTCTCTTTCAATGAGGTCCGTCAGCGCCCCCGCCAGCCGCTTGACGGCCTCCCGCGCTTCGTCGCGCTCTGCCATGAGCTTCAACTCCCGCTCGGCACCCTTGCCCAGCAGTCGAGCTTGCTCCAGTGCTTCCGATTGCGCTTCGTCGCGCTCAGCCTCCGCCAGTGTTGCTGCCTCGCCATTAGCCATCGCCTGTTTGCACGTGATGTCGTACGCGAGAATGCGCTCCTGTACTTCGGCATCTAGTTCCTCGATCCTGTCCAGCAGGGAGAGGACAACGGAGGGGCTGGCTGCGGCGTGAAAACGGTCGGCGGTGTCTTTGCTCGGCAGAGGGTGGCCGCGTCCCCACTTGGGGTCGGTTAGCGCCACGGCCAGCTTGCGCAGTTCGTCGGTGTTCATCTCTCGACCATCCTATTGCAGAGCCAGTTGGCCCCCATGTTGAAAAGACCGATGGAATGGACGCCATCCGTCTGGCCCCAGCCACAGACGATCACGTCATCACCGGCCAGGAAGATACCAGCACCACAGGTGACTTCTCCGAGTTCACCGTCCCGTATCTGGCGGGCCACGGCCTCCAGCAGAGCCGGTATGTCGCTGAGATTACCCCGTGGAAGTTCAACGATGTTGGTCATCACCCCACCTCCTTCTTTGCAACCATCGCGTCCAGCCCGGTCATGATGATAGCGAGGGGGAGTGTCTGCCCGGATATGAAGCCACGAAGTTCATGTCCTCGATGATATAGATACCAGTCTCCGGAAACTGGATTCCCAGCGACGATAGATATTCCATAGAGATGTAACTCGGGCAGCACCCGCCCCACCCATACCAGGGCGGCGTCGATGGAGGAGGTGAGGTGTTGGTACTTTTCCTGATACGACAACCCGCCATCGGGGCGATCAGGGTGCCGGACGATTACCTCCAAGCAATCATCGTCACGGTACTTTCCACGGAGGATGCAACAGTTCTCAAAGCCGTACATAAGGAGGTAATCGAAGAGGCCCGTGGCGACTGCGACATCGGCATCAATCTCCCGATCCGGCCCCGTAGCCTTCGCCACGCGGTCGCGGAGGGACTGGAGGGTGGTGAGGTCAGTCATGGGTCTTCTCCTTCTCGCCCCGTGCCGCTGCGATGGCTGCTTCGGCCTTCTCGGCACGGGCTTTCCACATCCTGGCAGCCTCTAATCGTCCAGAACAATGCTGCACAAGATCTCGGTTATCTGTCTCCAGCTCCGCGATGCGCTCGGCCTGGGACTCCAGGGTGTCGGCGGCTTCGGTCAGCACAGCGACGGGAACTTGCCGCGTGTCTGAGAACGTATCCCACGCATTCCGAGGAGACGACATGATGCCTCTCAGCCGCTTAATCAGGTCGTCAGTCATTGCTTCGGCTCCCACATCTGGAAAGACGGGCACCTATGCCACGCGCCGCAGCCCGTCGGTCCATTGTGCTTGCAGTTGTTGCACGTCTTCAACGGCCCCATCATCGCCGCCACGTTGGCAACGGCTTCCTCGGCCATCGCCTCATGGCTTTCGCTGGTGGCGGGTTGGGTGTTCTGGTAGACGCGGACGACATCAGCAAGCCTGCCCTCGCGACCCTCCATCATCCATAGCGGGAAGCTGTCGAACCACGCCACCACAGCGTCCACCACGGGCTTCATACGAAGCACCTCCGCACGGGCATCACCCAACCAGCGTTCTCGGTGAGCAATCTCGGCCTTGAGGCTGTCACGCTGCTGCTCAAGCATGGCGATCTTGCCCATCATCCCAACGTAATCGTCTTCCCCAGGCACCGGGCTGCCGTCGGACATCGTGGCGGCTCTTGTGTAGACGCCCCGGAGATGCCTCGCCCGATCAGCGGCACCCTTCTCGCTGCTCCAGACGGTTTCCATGCCGTCGCTGTCCCACGCCACCCACGCCTCCCTCAGCACCGGCTTGGGCTTGGGCTTGGGCGGCGCGACGTTGCGGAGGTGCACATCTCCTTCCACCAGTTGCCGCGTAGCTGTGGTGCGTCCGTCAGCGGTGAAGCGCCAAACGAAATCAGATCCCGTGCTGTCGTGGATAATACCGGCGACGGGGTAAAGCCCAGCCAGATCAGTCGCCAGCACCCGCACAGGGCGCGGCGGCGTCTCGGTGGTTTCGATGGGTTGGGTCCAGTCGATCATTTAACCCTCCTATTCCAAGGGACAACGGGTGAAGCGACGTAGCCTTGAAGCCTCTTGTTCTCATCCTCAAGACGCTCAATCTCCTTTATGGCACCCTGAAGTGTCCCTGAGATAAGCAGAGAGTTCTTCACGCTAGGATGCAGGAGGATCGTGGTTAGATGGTTGATGAT